GCTGTTGACCGAGCGCGAGCCGTGATTACCCGCTATGCCCGTGAAGAAGACCATCACGAGCTTAAAAGCGAGAAGGCTCGCAAGGCCCGTTTTCACGCTGAAGCTATCGACCCGGACAAGGGCAGCGCGACCGGCTACGTGGCGAAATACATCAGCAAAAATATCGACGGTTACGCGCTTGATGATGAGCGCGACGACGAGAGCGGCGAGATGCTCAAGGAAACCGCGCCGGCAGTATCGGCCTGGGCGGCACGCTGGCGTATTCGTCAGTTTCAGTTTGTGGGCGGTGCGCCGGTGACGGTTTACCGCGAACTGCGTCGGATGGCCGACGCTGAAACAGCGAAAGGGCTTAGCGTGGAGTTTGCGCTTGTGCATGATGCCGCTGATGCGGGCGACTGGGCAGGCTACGTTAACGCCCAGGGCGGCCCGTTTGTGCGACCACGTG